CGGCGAGGGCCGCGAGGACTGCCAGGAATATCTTCTGTGCTTTCATCGACTTCAAAAGTAGAAAAAATTCCGCATAAATTGTTGTTTTCTCAAAAATATGCTATATTTGCAGTCCCAAACCGAAAGGTTTCGGGTAATCGGGGCGTAGCTCAGTCCGGTTAGAGTACACGTCTGGGGGGCGTGTGGTCGCTGGTTCGAATCCAGTCACCCCGACTGATGAAAAATCCTTGATATTCAATCGAATATCGAGGATTTTTCTTTTGTGATATATAGTCCGAAAAATGGCGGGGGTACATAAATGGTTGCCATTCGGAAAATTTGAATCTTAGAAGACTTTTAATGTCGTGTATAATAATTAGCGAATTAAATAAGCCTAAATTCTTCTCCCGATATAAAATCATCTAAAAATTGCTGGTGGCGGCTTATGGCGTCGTAGGCTATTGCCTTCCAATAGTTATTACCAAGTCTATTTTTAAGTTGGGCTGAAATATTTTGTAATTGACAGATAATTTGATGTCTGGTCAGTGTGTGAAAATGATGTTCTTCTGCTCTGCGATCCATTAGTTCTGTTAAAACGTGATCTAAATGATCGCTGTATTTGGCAAGAAGTTCTAATCGGTTAAAATGACCTTCAGCAATCTGTCTTATATTTGCGGGTAGTAGATTATAATTAGTTGAATATTTCATAGAAGGAACATTCCCCTTGGTGTAAATTAAGTCTGCAAATAAGAACTGTGTATTTGGAATTATATCTTGATAAAAATGAAGAATAGCCCTTGATTGGTTGTTATCATATTTCCAATAGTCACTTTTTTTCTGATTGCACCCTGCGCATGCCATTATTAAATTATTTGAGAGTACACTAAATTCTGGATACTCTTCTTTGGGTAAATAATGGTCATAAGTTGTAGGAGTATCTACCAAGCAATAAGGACATAGCTTTTCCTTTAATATCTTAATTGTTTGCTTTTTTATGTCTGTTTTTAAAGTGCAGAGCCGGGTCGTTTTATTATCGTAACAATGCTTTAAATCTTTTTCTTGTTCCTTTGATAATAATGGACTGTTGTATGATAAAATAAAGTTAAAGCTATTGATATATGCATTGTAGCAATTCCCAATTATGGGTTTTAGCTTTTTAAGTATAGTTTTACGAGGATTTTGTTTTGATTCTGCTATTTCATCGTATATCTGGTGGGGATCATCTGCAATACAAGCTAATTTTTTCATTGTTTTTTTGCAGCTAAGTATAACATTGCATTAAGTGGTAGATTGTTATTGAAAAAACCGCTCACTTCTTTTACGGTATTCTTCTTCAATAATTGTTGTAATACAATTTTATACCCTTCTTCAATTTCACTTGTTTCAAAAACCATCCGTGTTAGATTCGATAAACTTTCACCAAAAGATTCTTGTTCAAGGGCTAAAATAGATGGAACATTGCCTTCACGTTCAAAAATATGCACAAATTTTGAGGGTATTTCTTGTAGTATAATCGGGGAATGTGTTGCTATTATGGCATATGACTTATAGCGGTCTAAAATATTATGAATAACTCGTATTAATCTTACCATCATATTCGGATGTAAATGAGATTCAGGCTCATCTAATAATACAAGAGAATTTTCCTCGATATTAGCAATTAACTCGGTAATGATAAGCAGAATAATATTTTCTCCGGAACTTAAATTTTTACGGTTTTTTAATATTGATTTTTGCTCTTCGTCATGTATATAAAACATATCATTATCATTGTCCTGTTTTATCCCTAGTTTTTCTGCATTTAATAATGATGATATAGAGCCTTTCCAAATTGGCTCTCTGTCCTTTTCTGTAATTTCCTTTAAAGCATTTGTAATTTTATTCTCAAGAGCCTTATCCATTTTAATTCCATCGGTCGTAATGCTGGTAGGCTGATCTAGGTCAATCTCTTTACTCTCTTTAGTTTTTCGTACATTATCGTATCTTCGAAGTCCAATGTACTTATATGTTAGATATTTAGAATTGGCAGGTACAGGAAATTCGTCAAATATACTATATGATATGGCAATGATTGATGTAAAGAAAGGGCGATGTGGGTGAAATGCATCTTTGTCGGCTTTGATGTCATCTCCCACAAGAGACTTTATTAAACTTACTAATATTTGAGTTTTACCAGTGCCATTTTTCCCAATTATTAGATTTATGCGGAACGGAATATTGTCACTATTGGGGAATTTCGCATCGAGAATATGGGGAGATGCTGCTTTTTGTAATTTTTTAGTGTATCGAAATGAAAAATAATTATCTTCTATATCTAAAGATAAAGCGAGCTTATGTCCTATTGTGAGAAGTCTTTCTGCTTGACTTGTCCTTAGAAGTGAATTCGAAATAACCGTCTCATTCTTATATTTTTGATAAAGATTTTTACACGCAGATAAATCATTCATCAGAGATAAAAATTCATCTGTTTCGTCAGGAGATAAATACTGCTTCAAGTTTTTATAATAGCTGTCAGATTGTCCTAATGAAACATAATTGTCTTCAAGCTTGTTGAACTTTGAGTTTAACTGAGCTTTGTAGATATGATTGGATGAATAATCGGCTTCATCGAGAGGAACTTTCGTTATTTTAACTTTGCCAATATATTCTAAAGTCCTATTGTCGCAAACGTAGCACATTTCAAAGGTTGTTCTGTGGTTATAATCATCCCAATTATTCCGGTTAAGGAAAAATGAATGAAATTCTTGAGACGAAGCTTCTGCTTCAGATGTGAAAAAAATGAATTTTTTCATATCAATTATATATTTGATTATATGCAAATATAAGATTTATATTTTGATTTTCATGTCTAAATATAAAGATAAATTACAGATTATGTGCATGAAACTATAACGGTCTATAACATCAATAACGAACCGTATATTAAGAATGAAACGGGGGAAGGGGGAAGGAACGATGTAACAAATAGATACGGTGCGGTGCGGGGGAAGTGCGAGAAAAACGAACCGTATGAAAAGCTGCGAAAAACCCGGAACGGCGGGGAAACCCGGGGGCATGCAATGCCGACGAAATGAATGAGGGCGGAATCGAAAGATTCTCGCCCTTTATTATGAGAAATACGCGTCAGAGATACCTACGCCGGGGGGAACAGAACCGAAGAATCACCCTGCGAATGGTGTGCTTTGTACATGTCCGGCGGGCTTGGAGCCGTTTCTGAAGAATATGGAAATGGGCATTGCAGTTACCGAAGGAGTTACAAAATGGGGTTACAGAACCGGGGAAATGGAGTTACGAAATGCGGATTCGGAAGCCCTCTGCGAATGTGGAAACACCCCGAAACCGAGAATAAAGCCCCGGATTCGGGGCGTATGGAAGCAGGAAACTGCCCTGCCGGTTGGGGGTTGCGCGAAATATAATCAGCTGAAAAACAGCTGAATCAATCTTAGGGTGCGGTCCGGAGTGCGGGTGTCGCCTTTGCCGAAGAGAAACCGAGGATTACCGGATGGCGTTGTAACGCACGCTTGCCTTGATGAGCCCCAAGGCCCGAATCATCTTCAGGGGTATCTCTTTGGGGTCGTGGTGCGGGTTGTGGCTGACGAGCTTGACGAAGCCTTTGCGCTCCGACTTCTGGATATACTTGATGGTGACGAATTCGTCGCCGTCGACGTTGAACGAAACGAGGTACATTTCGCCCCAGAAAATACCGAATTCGAGGTCGTGGACCTGCTTGTAGAGGACGATGTCGCCGCTCTTGAGCAAGGGATACATCGAATCGCCCCGGACGTGGACGGCGCCGTCGCAGGCGGGTAGGTCGGGCAGCGAAATGTAACTGAGCGGCACGGTCTCCGCGTCCTCGAACAACGCCACGAGGCCGGCCGTGGCTTCGAGACTATATAGCGGGATGCGCTGCAACTCGACCAGGCTGTCGGTGCGAAGCGGGAACTTCTCCTGCACGCACAGCCCCGACGCAGGTGCCGGAACGGAGGTCATCGCCCCGCGCCCGGTCAGCAACCAGTCGGCCGCGATCTCGAATGTCTTTACAATATTCTGTATGGCCTGCACCCCGGCGTTGCTGCGCCCCTTGAGGATTTCGGTAATCAGGGAAGTGCTCACCCCGATCTTGCCGGCGAAGTCCTTCTGGTCGGAAACCGCCCCGGATTTCAGCAGGTAATCATAGGCGGCCATGAAGCGGGTTGTCAGTTCGTTGGTCATGAATTATTACAGAATAATGTAAAATAATCAAGGGTAGATTTGGTATTTAATACAGAACATTGTATTTTTGCAATTGGAAATCGGCTCCTTGAGGCTCAAAGATACTGAAAATTTGGCAAATCAAGGGTGTCGGGCGAACAAATCGTGCGGCCGGCAGACCGATGAAGAACACCCGTGCTGGCATTCAAGCGCCGGGCGAAGACCGTCCGGGGAGAGCGCCCGGAAAGCTGTTCGGAAAATGAAGCGCCCGGAGAGCTGTACGGGAAACGAACCGGAAACACGCGAACAACGCGAGGACGAAGAACGCAGCCCGAACGACCCGAAAAGGGGCTGAAGCGAACCGCCTGTCGGGAAGCGAACCGCCCGGAGCGCTGTTTGGGAGACTAAGCGACCGGAGGAGCAGCCGGAGCGCTGTACGGGAATCGAACCGGAGAAGCAAGCGCCCCGGCCGAAATGACGAAACGACGCGACGAAACCAAAACGGCAAGGCATCCGAAGCCGAAATGACGGAGCGACCATGGAATACTACAACAACATACTCTGCATCCCGGTCCGTGAACTGCTGGAGGTGATGAGCGCCTCCAACTACCGGCAGCTGGCGGCGCGCGGCAAGCTGCAGGTGGCCCGCCGGGGCTGCCGCGGACGCTGCGCGCTGGTGGTTTTCGACAGCCTGCCCGACAAGTACCGGGCGGCGGCCCGGGAACGCTACCCGCAGGGCGGCATCATGCAGCTGCAAAAGTGGTTCCGCGACAACTACACGCTCGATGCCGAGGCCCGCACGTTCTTCTCGCGCTTCCGCTTCGACAACGGCGACCCGCTGCCCGCGGGCAAAATCGCCGAATACACCGTCAACGCTTCGGTGATCCGGGCCGTGCAGCGGCTCATGGCCAACGCCCGGGCCCTGCGCCAGGCGCAGCTCGACGGCCGCGTGCAGTGGAGCGAGATGGCGGCGGCCGTGGCCTACTTCAGGCAGGAGTACGGCCATACGCTGCCCGAGAGTGCCCTGCGCTTCCGCAAGAAGGTCGCCGAGTTCGGCCGCATGGGCTACGAATCGCTGATTTCGGGCAAGTTCCGCAACCAGAATTCCCGCAAGGTGAACCACAAGACCGAGCGGCTGATTCTCTCGCTCGACAGCCTGCCCGAGCGTCCGTTCAACACCACGGTGGCCGAGATGTACAACCAGTTCGTGTGCGGCTAGCTCGTCGTCTACGACCCCGAGACGGGCGAGCTGTTCGACCCCGGGGAGTTCGCCGACCGCAACGGCGAGCCCGTGGCCCTGAGCGCCGCCACCGTGGCCAATTACCTGAACAACCCCAAGAACCGCGCCCTGCGCTCGCGGCTCCACGACAGCGCCTGGGACTTCAACAACCGCTACCGTCCGCACCACAGCCGCAAGGCTCCGGTGTGGGCTTTCTCGAAGATTTCGCTCGACGACCGCGACCTGCCGCGCAAGATGGCCGACGGCACCCGTGTCAAGGCTTACTACGCCTACGATGTGGCTTCGGGCTGCGTCATCGGCCACGCATACAGCCGCCTCAAGACGGCCGACCTGTTCATCGACTGCGTGCGCAGCATGTTCCGGCTCATCGACCGCCAGGGCTGGAATTGCCCGGCCGAGGTGGAGGTCGAGCACCACCTGGTCAACAACTTCGCCGACGGGCTGATTCGCGCCGGCGTCGTCTTCCCGTTCGTGCGGTGGTGCAACCCCGGCAACTCGCAGGAGAAGCGCGCCGAGCACTTCAACCGTGCCAAGAAATACGGCGTCGAGAAGCGTCTGCAAACGGGCATCGGCCGCTGGTACGCCCGGCTGGAAGCCAACCGCCCGCGCGAGGAGAAGGTCTACGACGAACACAACAACACCTACAAGGAGGCGACCTACACCTACGACCAGCTCGTGGCCGACGACCTGCGCGTCATCGACGAATACAACCGCCGGCCGCATCCGAACCAGAAGCTCTATCCCGGGCTGACGCGCTGGGAAGTGCTTTGTCAGAATCAGAACCCCGGCCTGTCGCCCGTCGACAAGGCGCTGCTCTGTCGCTTCATCGGCGAGAGGACCCGCACCTCGGTGCGCCGCAGTATGTATTGCACCGTGCGTGGCCAGAAGTTCCGCCTGCCCTCGCCGGAAGTGCTCGGACGGCTGGCGCCCAACGACTACGGGGTGGAGGCATGCTGGCTGCCGGACGAGACGGGCGCCGTTCCGGAGGTCTACCTCTACCAGGGCGGCAGCTTCATCGCCCGCTGCACGCCCGTGGAAGCCTACAACGAGGCGACCGCCGAGCAGACCGACGAAGACCGCCGCAACTACACCGAGCAGGCGAAGTACGTGTCGGAGTTCGACGCCCTGATGAAGCGCGAGCAAATCCGCAAGGTGCGCATCCTGCCGCGCGGTCTGCCCTCCGGCGAGGCCGAGACGGTCGGGGTGCCTGCCGGTGACCAGCCCGGCGACCAGCCCGGCACCCAATCCTATGGCCAACCCGGCACCAAATCCGGCCAGCCCGGTGAACCCCCGGCGCACAGCACGCCCGGCGCAGCCGCTTCGGACGCCGGCTCCTCCGACGACTTCGGCTTCGGCGCCGACTATGCCGCCCTGGCCCGCCACGACCTTTAGCACCAACACGCAAAAGCCATTTCGATATGATTCCGAACGACAACGGCCCCGGGAGCGCCGAATGGAAAATCGTAAAGACCCCGACCTTCGACTACATCTCCGCCCAGCTGGAACTCTGCCGCACGAACAGCCTTTCGGGGATGTTCTGCGACCTGCCGAACATCGGCAAGACGGTGGCGGCGCGGCACCACGCGAAGACCCACAGGAACGTCGTCTACGTCGACTGCTCGCAGGTCAAGACCCGGCAGCGGCTCTTCCGCTTCATCGCCCGCGGTTTCGGGCTCAGCGCCACGGGGCGCTACGCCGATGTCTTCGACGGGCTGGTGGCGCGGCTGCGTACGCTCGGGCGTCCGCAGATCATCCTCGACGAGGCGGGCGACCTGGCCTACGAGGCTTTTCTGGAAATCAAGGCCGCATGGAACGCCACCGAGGGGTGCTGTTCGTGGTACCTGATGGGCGCCGACGGCTTCCGCGCCAAGCTCGAGCGCGGCGTGGAGTTCAAGACCGTGGGCTTCGCCGAAATCCGCAGCCGCTGCGGCGACCGTTACAGCAGCGTCACCCCGCCCGAGGGCGAGGAGCGGAAGAAGTTCCTGCTGGGCCAGGCCCTCATGATCGCCCGGGCCAACGCCCCGGCCGAGAGCGACTACCGCCAGATTGCCCGCCGCAGCGACGGCAGCCTGCGCCGCGTCCACACGCTGATCACCAAGGGAGCCTGAGCGATGAGAGCCTATTCACCCGTTGAAATCGAGCGGCTGCGCATCCCCGAACTCCCCTTCGACGGGGAGTGGGAGCGCGCTTTCGGGCGTCCGTCGCGCTTCGAGCGCTGGTATGTCGACGGTGCGTCGGCCAGCGGCAAAAGTTCGTTCGTGATGATGCTTGCCAAGAAGCTCTGCGACTTCGGCAAGGTCGACTACGTAAGCCTGGAGGAGGGGGCCAACCTGTCGTTCAAGAAGCGCATCAGCCGCCTGCGCATGGGCGATGTGGCCGGGCGCTTCAAGGTTGTCACCGACACCACGGCCGCCGGGCTCGCCGAGCGGCTGGCCAAGCCCAAGAGCGCCCAGTTCGTGGTGATCGATTCGGTGCAGTACCTCGACGTGCAGAGCTTCGCGCAGCTGAAGAGGCTGCTGCTCGACCGTTTCCCGCGCAAGTCGTTCATCCTGGTCTCGCAGCTCTACAAGGGCAGGCCGAAAGGCAAGATGGCCGACGACCTGAAGTTCGACTGCGGCGTGAAGGTCCACACCAAGGGTTACCGGGCCTACTGCCAGGGCCGCTACGCCGACAATGCCGAAGCCTACTTCACCGTCTGGGAGGAGGGGGCCTGCCAGTACCACCTCAGCGAATAGGAGCCGGCGATGGGCAAGCACCACACGAACACGCTTCGGCGCATGCGGCTGGTCTGCAACATCGTGCAGCAGCACTACGAGCCGGGCAACTACGCCAAGAGCTACTTCAAGGTGTGGCAGCAGTATGTGTATCCCGTCTACCCGTGCTGTTACCGGACCATGCTCAACTACATCAACA